CTTCTAGTTCTGACGTTTCCGTTGAGTTCGCTGAACCCGGTAAGGGTTCCGCTTCCGCTGGTGAAATGTTGGAAATGTGGGAATCACTGCTGTCAGACTACGATCTTGCCGTGACCCTGTTGGCTGGAGACGGAATCGCCAATCCGTCAGATCTCCAGATCTATAACAAAATGCTTGGGACCATTCTGGTTGCAGTCACTCGGTATTACGGTGATTTTACACAGTTTCGTCGTGAAGCCACAACCCGAATGAGCTAATGGGAATCCTGCAAACCATCGCTAATAAGCTGTTTCCCGCTCCCGTTAACAAATACGAAGGAGCCGGTCAGTCGTTGCGTCGTTCGTATCTTGATACGTCCTATACTTCGGCTCGATTTGATGTAACGAGTTCAACTCGACAAGCCATTGTCCGTAAGTCCCGTTTCTTTGAACAGAACAACGCTGTTCTGAATAGGTTGGGTGACTTGTTTGAGAGCTACACCGTCGGCTCTAGCTTCTCAGTTCAACCCGCTTCTAGTGATCCAGCTTGGAACCTCAAAGCCAAGAAATGGTTCGATGTTTGGAGCCGTTATCCCGATATTGGTTCGCGTCAGTCTTTCGCAACGCTGATGAGCCAAGCGGCTCGCGGATGGTTCTTCGACGGTGAGAGCTTCATCCTTTTGACCAAAGGTGAGAGCGGAAAGCCGAGACTTCAATTGATTGAGGCTCAATCCATTGCTACTCCTGCTGGAATGGAGGCAGACCAGACCGTGTTTGACGGTATCCGGTTTGATCCGCGCACTGGTCGCGCTGTTGCCTACTTTATTGGATCAGAGAAGACTCAGGGTAATCTTACAGACGTTCGCTCAATTGGTTCTGACTCGGTGGTTCACATTTACGAGCCGAATCGTCCCGGTCAGCTTAGAGGTCTTCCGTTTGTTAGCGCGGTTATCAATGATCTTCACGATCTCGACGACTTGCAAAAGCTTGAGATGGAAGCTTGTAAGTTAGGTGCTTCCGTCGCTCAGATCGTCAAAACCGTCTCCGGTGAGGTCCAAGCATCCAGTCTCCGTTCTGGTGGAATCTCGCAAACCACCCAGAACACTGCGGAGAACTATTACGAACAAGTTTTTGGATCGTCTGTTAAAGTACTCAAGAACGGTGATTCATTTGAGCAGTTTGCGACTGAGCGTCCCGGTGTGAATATGCGGGAATACTGGCGGCAACTGACCGAAAAAGTCTGCGCTGGTGTTGGTATTCCTTACGTTCTTGTTTATCCCGAGTCCATGCAGGGGACTGTCTATCGCGGTGCGCTAGATATGTCTGCTGTGTGGTTTAAGTCTCGGCATCAAGTGATGTCTTCAGCGGCTCGGCGTATTTATGAATATGTCATGGAGTACGCTATCAAGAGCGATCCCGCTCTCAATGATGCTCCGTCTGATTGGTACGAGGTAGCGATTACCGCTCCGCGCTCCCCAAATGTTGATGTTGGCCGTAATTCCGCTGCTCAGTTGGCTGAGTTGGAAGCTGGAATTCTGACTTACGATGAAGTCTACGGTGCGCGTGGACTTGACTGGCGTTCTGCTTTAGAAGCAAAAGCACAACAAGCTTTGTTTGTGCGTCAACTTGCTGACAAATACGGAGTTGATGTATCTGAGATTTCGGTGATTCAGAAAGAACGTCCAGCGGCTAGTGCTGCACCGGCTATTGACATTGAAGATGATTCTTCTGAATCTCCGTCTCCAGTTGCTCCGTCAGAAGGTGGATCACAACCGCTTGTTGTAGAACAAACCGAAGTGACCGCTTCAGTCAAAAAGCAACGTAAGCCGCGAGCCAAGAAAACAGAATGAGCTTCACTAAGAAATCAGATTGGCTTTATTACGCTCCTGCGGCTTCCGCTGGCGAGACTGCGACCATTCAGATCTTTGACCAGATTGGCGAAGATTGGTTTGGTGGTAACGGTCTCTCTGGCAAGCAGTTCTCTGACGTTCTCGCTGAAGTTGGGAATGGTCCGCTTTTGGTGGAGATCAACTCTCCCGGTGGCAATGTTTGGGACGGTCTCAGCATCTACAACCAGTTGCGCGGTCGCAAAGCTCCGGTGACAACCCGAGTGGTTGGAATTGCAGCTTCGATTGCTTCGATCATTGCTCTTGCAGGCGATCGCGTAGAGATGGCCGATGCCGCTCTGATGATGATTCACGATCCTTCCGGTATGGCTTCTGGTACTTCAGAAGATATGCGGAAGATGGCTGACGCTCTGGATCAACACGCTGAAGTGCTGGTTGGAGTGTACGCTAAGAAGACCGGCAAATCACCAGAATCCATCCGCGCTGCGATGAAGGCGGAGACTTGGTTCACCACCGCTGAAGCAATTCAGTTTGGTCTAGTGGACAAGCCGATCAAACAGCTTGCGATGGCTGCTAAGTGGCATCCCCGCGCTGTCACCAAGACCGCTCCCGAGACGGTCAAGAACAACCTCCGCAAAGGTCTTGAGCAATACGCTGAAGGTCTTGCCGGTGAAGGTCTTGAGAAGCAAACCGTTCTTGAGGCTGAGTCGCTCGTTGCTGGAGAGCAACCTACCGAAGATAAAGTTGAGAAAGCAAACGCTTGGTGGGGTCGCAACGAACGCTTCCTTGAGGCTGAGCCTAATACTCCCGCTGATGTAGCTGCCAACCTCTGGGGTGGTGCTGCTGGACGCGATTGGTTCCGCGCTCTGTACGCTCAATTGGAGCGTGAAGAAGGGGAAGAAGATGAATCCCTAGACGACAAGATTTCTGCGGATGGCAATAACGCCGTCAGCGAAAATGGCAAAGTTTCTTTGCCGCAACCAACACAACAACCCGACACAAAAGATATGTCCGATAGCACTACTGTGACGGCTGCGGCTGCTCCTGCCGCTTCCGTTGATCTCACCGCGATTCTTGCTAAGCTCTCCGCTCTGGAAGCCAGCATGAAGGCTCCTGCCGCCGCTCCCGCTCCTGAACCGGTGCGTCCCGTGATTGAGAATCTCGGAAACCCGTTGATGGAGAAACACAAGAGCCTCCGCGCTGGTGCAGAGCGTAAGGGTTTCTTGATTCAGAACCACAGCGAGTTGCTGCGTCAGTCGCGCTTGATCGCTCCCCAGAACGCGAATACTTTCGCTGCCGGTCTGGTTGTCGATTACCTCGCTGACTCGGTCATTACTGTTGCGACTACTAAGTTGGCCATGATTGCCAATTTCACGCGCAACGTTGGTCTCGATAACTTGCGTCCCCGTGCGACCGTTCAGGTCAAGAAGTTCACTGGTGGTGATGACGCTCAGGACAACCTGACGGACTTCGAGAACAACTCCAACAACGAGTCCACTCTGGCTGCTACCTCGGTGACTGTTAACCAGATCACCAAGACTTTTACCGTCACTCAGCAGGAACTGAATCAGGGTTTCCAGTTGGCTGATCTCGCTCAGGGTTCGGCTGAGATCTTCGCTCTTGCCATTAGCAAGAAGGTCACCGCTCAGATGACCGCTGCTCTGTTTGGTGCTGGCACTGTCATTGGTACTGCTGCCAACTTCGACACTAGCGACCTCCCTGCGATCTTGGCTCTCGCTAAGAACTACCGGCAGAAGCTGTTGCTGTTGGATGGTAGTCACATGGCTCGCTTGATGTTCTCCGGTCAGTTGACTGCTGCCGCTGGAACTAATCCGTTCCCCGATTCGCGTTATGGTCCGCTGAACAACGGCTATTTCGGATTCGCGAACATCTTGGAGCAGAACGACTGGACTGGTGCTATTGCGAACACTGCTGGTTTCGTCTGCGGTCAGGACGCTATTGCGGTTGCGAGCGGTCTGCCGGTTGGAATGATCGCTGGCGAGTTCGTTGAGCAGCGCACTGTTGAGTTGAGCAACGGTTTGTCTGTGTTGCTCTCTGTGTGGTATAGCCGCGCTTCCCGCGCTCATATGGCGTCTTACGACATCATGTTCGGTGCTGCCGCTGCGGACACTACGCAAGCTGAAGTTCTGATCACCGCTTAATCCTTAAGGATATGCGTATTGCAACTACCATTGCAGTGGACAAGAACGGCAAATCTAAGCTCGTTGCTGGTCCCGATATTGATGCGTCTCTCCAACGCGACAATTTCAACACTGCGAATGTCCCAGAAGGAGGCAAGCTCGTACTGTGGGTACAGGGAGCCTTAGCACCGAAGATCCGTAAAGGTTAACCGTAAAATTGGGGAGGTTGCTGGAAAGTTCCGGTGGCCTCCCCTCTAACAAGATTTCAAAATGTCAGCATACCAGACCGATGTAGCAACGCAGGATTCGATGGGTCATCAGGGTTTCACTCTGGTCACCGGAACCTCAGCACAGACTGCGGGATACATCGCAATCCAGACCATCACCGCGACCGTGATCTCGTCCATTGCTGGCACTGGTGTTACCGGCACTTGGAGTGGAACCACAATTCCCGCTGGAATTACCATCGTTGGTAAGATCAGCAGCTTTACGCTGACAAGTGGCGCGGTCATCGCCTATTTCGCTCGCGCCACCACCTAATGACACTCGCGCTCTCACTGCAACTGTCTACGTCGGATGATGCCATTGAGGTGGCATATCCTGCTATGCGGCGAGATATGATCCAAGAGGATGGCGTTTCATTTGTTCTCCAAGAAGACGGTAGTTCTAAAATCATTTTCTCACTCTCCACCGACTAATCCCTGACCTATGGCAGACTCTAAGATTACAGCTTTAACGAGCATCGGAACTTCCACCGATCCGGCAAACGATCCGCTTGTGTTGGTGGACGTTTCAGATACGTCGATGGCCGCAACCGGCACGACCAAGAAGGTCACGCTGAACAACCTGCTCGCTTGTTCTCCCACCGCCACCCTCGCCAGTGCCACCATCACCGGCGATCTGACGGTGGACACCTCGACGCTAAAGGTTGATTCGACGAACAATCGTGTGGGTATTGGTACGGCGACGCCTGCCAGACCGCTTGATATTGTTGGAAGTTTTCAGTCTTCGCTTGGTTGGGTTCTGACCGGAACTCCTGCGGGTCTTGGTGCTGCTACGCGATACATCGGTGGAGCTTCAACCACTGATAGCTGGTACTACAACGGTGTGACAGGTGGCAGTCACATTTGGGCATTTGGCGAATCCACCGCCATGACCCTGAACTCCACGGGGCTGGCGATTGGTGGTTCTGCGTTTTCAATATCAAGATTGACGTTGGTCAGTTCTGCTTCAAATGACTGTCTGTTTTCGCTCCAAAAGTCTGGAACAGCAAGAACTGCTGTCGTTAAGACCGATGGAACAAATCTGTATTTGTCGTCTGATTCCGGTACAACTGGAAACAAAATCTCTCTGAGTCTTACTGCTCCAGATAGTTCTCTAAGCATCGACACCTCCGGCAACGTCGGCGTGGGGCGTAGTCCTTCGTATCGGTTCCAAGCGTCTTCTGGAACCAAAGCAACTACGGCTTCTCTAGCAAGTGTTGCTGCTTTTACGACCACCGATTCGGACGACTTTGGAATCTTCTTCCGCATCAAGACTGATGCGACTGCTGCCAATCGCTACGCTTCAATCACTGCGTTCGACAATGGCTCCGGAAACGGTCCGCGTGACTTGGTGCTTCAGGATCTTGGTGGAAATGTTATTTCAACTTTGACCGCAACCGCTCCAACGCTTGGAGTAAACAGTCAGATGGTATTCAACCTGACCAGCAACACAAACCTTCGAATCTCGGTTCGAGGAACTGATGGCACGACCCGTGTTGCCAACATCACCCTCGCCTAATCCATACCACCATGACCACCATCTCCATTGTCTGGATCATCGAACGCCTTCTCGTTAAGCCGACCGAAGGCACTCACACCGATGTCGTCATCACCGCCGATTGGCGTTGCAACGGCTCGCAGGATAACTACAGCGGCACTTGCTACGGCTCCTGCTCGTTCGCTCCGCCGAGTGGTTCGTTCACGCCTTACGAGGATCTGACGCAGGAACAGGTCTTGAACTGGTGCTTCGCGAATGGCGTCGATAAGACCGCCATCGAAGCGAACGTCACGCAGCAAATCGCTGACCAGATCAACCCTCCGATCATCGCTCCGCCGCTGCCGTGGTTGCCGCCGGTGATGATCGTGCCTCCGATGTTGCCGCAGGTGGAGCCGGTTTTGGTTGCGGAGGAGGCTGCTGTCGTTGAAGCTCCGGTCGCCTAATATGGAAATTACGCTTAAGCTAAACGAACAAGAAGCCAACAACATCATTCAGCTTTTGGACATTGCTGTGAAAGCTGGCGGTCTCGCCAATGCTGCCGTCGCTTTGCCAATTGTTGAAAAGATCAAGCAAGCCGCTCAACTTAAATCCGAGTAATGCAAACCGATACCAACAGCAACAGTGGGGTTGGAATCTCTCTGGCTACCGCTGCCGCTGCTGGTGCGGTTTCTTTACTTCCGCAACTAACACAGTGGTTCCAGTTTGGAGCCGCTGTGTTGGCTTTTGTCGCTGCTGCAATTGGACTCTGGAAAGCTCTAAAGAAATGAACTGGAAAACTACTCTTGCCGGTGTTGGTGCAATCATGGTTGCCGTGGGTGGTGCGCTCAAAGCACTATTTGACGGAGACCCTACGACCAACATTGATCTCGCCGCTACCATTGCTGCTGTGACCGTTGGATTTGGTCTTATTGCCGCAAAGGATGCGGACAAAAAGAAGTCCGAGTGAACATCATCGAGCAGATCATCACCGCTTTGCTAAAGTGGTTGACTGGTCTGGCTAAAACACCACCAACCGCCGAAGATGCAAAACCAGACAAAGAGCTTAAAGCTAAGCTGCTGGATCGCATTGATCGCGCTGGTAAGTAGTTGTGGCTGTGTGACTCGCGTTGTTTATGTGCCCCACGGTGAGCCGGTGAGGCTTGCTGAAAGCGTCAAAGCGCGAGTCTGGGTCAAAGGTGCGGACGGAGTTTCCGTGCGCTCTAAGGGTCGCATAACGCTGCCAGAGGGTTGGTACGCATTGCCGAAGGATTGATATGCCGCAACAAGTCATAAATGTCGG